AACATCAGACACCTGTGGAAGACATTCAAAAGGCTATCCATCACCTAACCTTATACCTTCAACATCCTAAGCATGAGAAGTGATATAATCAACGTTGCAGCTTCACACATCGGTTATACCGAAGGAGTGAACAACAAGAACCAATTCGGTGAATGGTACGGGATGAACAATGTCGCTTGGTGCGCTCAGTTCGTTTCCTATTGCTACCACTTCGCTGGACACTCACTACCTAAGATTGACACCGACGAAGGGTTTCACTACGTTCCGACCATGTACCACCGCGCCAAGCAGAATGGATGGATAACTACAACACCGAAGGAAGGTGACATAGTTCTATTCGATTGGAATCACGACGGTAAGCACGACCATACGGGAATATTCGTGCGTTGGGTGACTAAGACTACATTTGAATGCATTGAAGGCAACACATCGCCTAATAATAACGGCAGTCAGTCCAATGGTGGCGGAGTGTATAAGCGCACACGCGGAGTTGGGTTTGCCACATTTGTAAACATACTAGGATGAAGGAACTATTGAACTCATTGATAAAGTCATTCGAGAACTCGCCGCAGGGGTTCTCAGCGCGTAAGTTATCCGCGTTCGTGTTAATGACTTGCGTAGTGTACCTGCACTATCGGTTTGTTGATACAACCGTAGTGGTTGATATAGTCTTAATCGACCTGTGTTTTGTGTTGCTGCTGTTGGGGATTATTACTGTGCAGAATATTATTGACCTTAGACGCAAATGAGATACATAATCCTATTACTACTCCTAGCCTCCTGCACGCCTCAAAAGAGACTAGAGCGATTAATCCGCAATCACCCAGAATTGGTGCGCGTAGATAGCGTTAAAATCATTGACACGGTAATAACGCAAAGCGTTAGTATTGACACCATGCAGGTAATGAATACTTACGACACATTCATTGTCAACCGCGATAGGCTAACCGTGCAGGTTATACGCCATCAGGACTCTATCTACGTGTACGGTAAATGCGCAGGTGATACAGTAGTCCTAGAACGCAAAGTACCCGTGCGCATTATTGAAGTGAAAGAATCAACATCCGTGCCTTGGTGGGTTTATACGTTCTTGGTACTAGTGCTTGTGGTGCTTTGGTTTAGGTAGCCATTTATCATCCATAATAACTGTATTGGAATGTTATGTATGACTGAGTGAGACTTAGCGGGGAGTTAGGCGAAACCCTAAACCGACCACTCCTCCAAGTTGAACACTAAGAAAAGTTCGCCATTATCCCAACCAGCAGTAAATCCAGCAGTTGAAATTTGTTTGTTTTCATCGTAAGCCTCTTTTAAAAGACCATACGCTTTATTTTTCAATGTATTAATATCTGGAACTCCTTTTCGTTCTTGACCTGATTCATCTTTACCAAATGACCAACACCAATTAAGTGCAGTCATAGCTTTATGAACTTTATCAAACTTAAAATTTTCTCCAAAATCTTTTACATAAAAATCAAAAGACTTTTTGCCGTCTTTGTAGCCTTCATCAATAAGTTGTTGTTCTGTCATTGTGTTATTATTTTAAATTGTTACTAATTAAATTCGTGAAAGGTCATCGCCTAACAGCACCTACAAGCAATTAAAAATCCCTTGCTGATGCCCACGCTATTTTTAACTGCGTGTAGCTGCATCACGTTACCTGACATAAAAGGAAGGCGACAATGCTTCGATTTCAGTTCGTGTATAATTCATTGCTTCTAATTGCTTTTCCCATTTATCAAGCAACATTACATCACCTAATGAGTATTCGGTTTTACTTTCGTTTTTGGTATTTAGTTCCTGAATTTTACGGCAGGTAACAGCACCTATACCCAATTGGGCAGTTTCTTTGTTGTTTAAGTTTTCGTGTTCCATATTTACTTTGTTTTAAGTTGATAATTTTGTGTTTAAAATTGCCCAACTGGGCATAGCTGCAAAACGTTATAAGCAAGCTGCTACGTTCCTGCTTCGTTTGACAATTCCGTTTCAAAAGAATTAAAAAAAAGCCCACCGCACTCTGAAATACGATTTATAGCAATTTCATAATACTCTTTTGATAATTCACTACCTATAAAGTTTCTGTTATTTAAAATACTCATTTTAGCAGTTGTTCCGCTTCCTAAAAAGCAGTCATAAACCAAATCTCCTACATTGCTCCAACTTATTATTTGGTCCGATGCTAATTGTTCAGGAAACATTGCAGGGTGTTTTATTTTGCCTGTTTGTGTGCTTCCAACCAAATATTCAAATATGTTGCCTTTTATCTTTTCGTCATTAATAACAGTCTGTTTTACTTTTGTAAGTTCTCCGTTATTGGTTTTATACATATTTGGTTGTCCCCAAGTTGTTTGCCCTGCATATTTACAAGGCACTTTTATAGGGTTAAATGTTTTTGGCTTGCCTTTACTAAAACAAAACATATATTCCCATTCCTGCTCGTATCTATTATGTGTAAGCGGTGTATAGTTTTGCTTTCTGTAAATCATTGTGTCGTGCAAATTAAATCCAAGTTCTTTAAAATAAAGTGCTTGTTTAAATGATGTTCCGCTTTCGCTACCATCTTTTGTTTGGTCTCCAACTACCCAAATAATCACACCGCCTTGTTTGGTTACTCTCCATAGTTCTTTTGCCACATTTTCAAAATCAAAACTATACCCCTTGTATGTTCTCAAATTGTCATAAGGCGGTGAAGTAACCGTTAAGTCAATGAAATTGTCAGGCATTTTAGCCATTGTTTCAAGGCAATTTTCGTTGTATATTTTATTTATTTCCATCCCTTCTTTTTTTAATTCTTTTGTTTAGTGCTTCGATTTGAGTTTAGTGGTTAATTAACCGCAGCCAGCTTATAACAGCGGTTTGTAGCAAAAAGGGCTGACGTGCTACATTCGTCATTTGTGCTTCTAATCGGCAGTAGTGCAAGGTTGAAACATTGTGCTTCTAATCCCTTTCAGCTACAAGCCGCAAAACGTTAGCCGCAACATACCACTTATCCCCTTACAACACCCAAAAGGGTATAGTTTTGTGCGTTTAATGACTAGTTATACCCGATAGGGGGTGGCATCTCTCCTTTAACCTCCGCATACTTATACCTTGCGTTGAAGTCTATCGTGCCGTAGTCCATTTCGTTAGGACTGAACTCGCGGTGCGGTGTGCTGAACGGTGCTGTAACCTGCATGGCAGACACGCACGAATATACACGGTCAGGCGTAATATGCCACTTCTTTGCGATCGCGCTCATGCACATTCCCTGTTGGAAGTCTAAAGCAATCGCGCGTACACGTTCCATCGGCATCTTAACGGCTTTCTTTGGCCGACCCATCAAACCTTGGTAGTATGGTATTCTATGGTAGTTGTACCAGTTCCTTATTGTTGGGTCGGTTACGTTGTATTCAAGGCATAGTTGCAGGACTGTTTTTTTATCCTTGTATGCTTGGATGAGGGTTTGTTTATCGGGGCGGATGCGTTTCATCTCAAATGCTTATTTAGCAGCTCAATATTCTTAGGGTCGGAGAGGAAGAATTGGGCGGAAGCCATAGATGAGAAAGAGCCGTGAGATGGGAAATCAGCCTCAATAAAACACCAAACCCCTTCAAATCGTTGATACACCTGCACCTTACCGCCTTCATTCATCTTATGCTCTAGCTGTTTGCGCTCGAACCATGCTTCGGCATCTTCCTTAGTGCGGTGGACGTTTCCGATGGAGAGGCGGGCTTTGTCGTAATCGTCGTCACACCATGTACTAGAGCTAGCAAGACCGTTATTAATAACATAAAAATACTTATACCCAACCTTCGGATATACTGACTTCGGTTGCTGCTGAGATAGTTGGGCTTTCAACTCAGCGTTCTCACGGCGTAAGCGGTCGAGTTCGGTTTCTTCTTCGAGGTCGGATAGGGGGATGGCGATGTAATCATTAATTCTATTATCCCATTTACCAATACTTGGAGATACAATAAAAGGAGCTCCTTCTTCATAGCTCCATGAATAGGACGGCGAATATTCTGTGTACCTTTGATTATCTTTCCACCTCAACCCATTCTCATCAAGTATCTTCGCAAGTCTATCATACTCTTCCTTGTTGTTGACCACAATCCCGTAGTCCTTTTCAATTACTTCTTTTAGTTTCATGTTGTTTAGTTTTAGTTAGTTATTGTTTTCCCACCTCTTCCATGAGTAGTTTATCGTTAGTATTATGCCTCCTAAAAACCAAAAGCATAGTGCGAATATAACCGCGCTTATCGAGGCTATTAGTAAGTCCTGTTGCTGCGACACCCATCCGAGTGTTACTATCAGCGATAGCATGAGAAGTGTTTTCATATCAAGCCCCCCATCCCCTTAATCCCTAACGCGAAGTTAGCGTCCACGCGCAACACGCGCAACATATGCTTGAACTTCGGTACGTCAACTTTGGTGCAGCGACCTGTCACCCAATCGTTCAATTTCTCGCTTCGGTATTGCGGTGTAACGTCAGGCCATAAGATACGGCCTAACTCACCGCGCGTCATGCGTGGCTCGTTGTCTGACTTCACGTAGTTGTAATGCGCTATGCAGCGGTCGATGTGTATCATTTTAATACCTCCCTGAGTTTAGATGGCCTTTGAGGATATTAATGCTTCCATTAAAATAATAACCCGCAAACATATCACCGTCAATTACGCACTTGCCTAGATATACTACTTTTTCGTATTGAAAAGGCTTTAACGTTAATTCAGCCCACCCTGCTCCCTCAAGAGCATGCGTAAACTCAACAGGCTTATCATTCTCCTGTGGCTGTTCAATAAAAATTACTCTCTTTTCCATGTTACATTAGTTTTAATAGTTTAGCTGTCAATATTTGATTCACAAGGTCTATCGTTAGAGCCGTGTGGTTGTGGCTGTCGTAGTCCGCCAATACCGTTGCCGTGATGTGTATCTCCTGCGCGGTCTCAGCCGCATGGGCTAAGTATATCCATTGAACGGGAGTGTAGAGCCTTACCATGTTATCCCCCTCCTAGCATCGTCAGCCATATCCTCCCATAACGGATTCTCCAGCTTATCCTCCTGCTCAGCAATATGCTGATAGATTTCATCCTCGAACATAGCCTTTAACTTTGGTAGGTACTTGGTTGATACCTCGCGTGTGTTGCTTTCGCTGTACAGCGTAGCACCATCAACCTCATGATAGCGATTGAAGCTAAACTCAACGTCTAACTGGCAGCGTCGCCCGATGCACTCGATGTGTAATGATTCCATTACTTGCCCTCCGCGATTTGTGCTAGTTTGAAGAATACGTCTTGAAAGGCACGTTGGAACTCGGTGTCGGGGATGATGGTTGCCTCACCTAGTGAGTTGCTTATTGAGCCTTTAGCGAGTTTATTATGACCTTTTAAGACTGTTGTTTCAACCGATGCTGCGTGGTCATAATTTGACACCTTAATGATGCGGTCATGTGCTAATAACTTTACGCAGTAATACTCGCTGAGACGAACACACACAGGAAATTCATACATCTGTCCGTTGATTTCGATGTGATTGGCCGCAGCCTCTAAGATTGGGAAGTTGTTCATGGTTAGAATTTTTTAACGATTATTTTGTGAAGGTCATTTTGCAGCGATTCCGCAAGCTCCATTTTAGCCCATTTTCGAGCGTCTTTAATGCTTAGGCATTCCACGTTTTTTCGTTTAATTTCATTGCCTTTTTTGTCCAAATAAATAAATACATAAGTTTTCATCGTTCTTTTTTTTATAGGGTTAAACCATTGCCATAAATGCTGTACCTTGATATTTCGCAACCAAAGCATCTTGTTGTTTGTCGATAGCATCAACTTTGCTGTTGTTTACCACAACTTGACTAACCATGTGAGATAAAAGGCTATCAGCTCTTTTTTCTGACTTAGGATTATTTACTGCCATAAGGTTGTAAACCTGTACCATGAAGGCTTTAAGTGTTACCCCATTAAAGAATTTGTGGGTAGTCAATTTGTTATACTCAGCGATAACCATTTCGCGGTTATTTGTCAGGTAGTCCTTGAGTTCAAATTTAGTTGCCATGTCTTTTTCTTTTAGTTTGATGAATCAAATATCGGTAGTTTAACAATACGCCCGACAAAAAAGTTTAATAAAAATAAAAAAAGCCCGTTTTATAAGGCTTTCAGGATTAAAGTTAGAATGATTCTAAATAAGGTTACGCATCACCCCCCACACTTCCTAGCAACTTCCTTAAGCATCTCTAGCTTAATATCGGTGGCGGCAGCTATGCGGGTGCGGAGTTCTTCTATCAATGGCTCATCACGATAAAACCGCCTTACGTGCAGCCTTGCAGCTTCATTCACTACGCGAGGGTCGAACGATACAAAGTCAACCCATTCGCGACCTGAGCAAAGTAGTTGCATCTGCATCTGCGGGTAGTAGTCTTCGTGGTACTTGATGAACTGCTCATCAGTCATCAGGATGTTGTTAACGTGTTCAGACGGATTCCAAGGGCATTTAACCTCTATCATACCATCTTCACCGACCAATCCGTCAGGCGTTGCACCTGCGTGTTCACTATAGGGTAGGAACACCTGACGGCTGTGGACTTCGACACCGTGCTTTAACGAATAGGCTTCAATAGCGTGGTACTCATTGATAAGTCCCCACTCCGTTGCCTTGGATGAGGTTTCCTGCGAATCGGATATGGTCTCACCGATAAGCGTTTCAGCCACCTTTTCGCGGATGTATTTTAGAGCGGTGTCACCGAACATGGTGTCAACCGTTGTGCGCTTACTTTTAGCCGCTTTGAACTGTTCTAGTTCTTGCTTCGTCGCGGGTCTTGTACCACCCTTAAGCAGTAGGTAAATCTTCGAGGCGGTGAACTTGCCTATACGTGGGTTGATTAGGTCGGTCATACCAACTGCGAATAAATAGAGTTAGCGACTTTTCTAAATTCTTTGTTATCTTTTAGGTCAGGATATTTACCAAGTACCTCTGATGCCTCGGCCTTGGTCGTACACTTACGCAGTTCTTCAATTGCTGTTGCTGATACCTCAGCCGTTGTGTAGATAGCCTCGTAGCCGTCTTCAAACTTGCGGTTAATGCTTCCGCCGTACTTCTTACCTATCTTCTTTGCAGCGTTCTTAATAGCCTCCGAGTAAGCCTTTGGCGCATTCATTTCGAGGGCGTTTTTTTGCTTGGTCGTATCGAACTCGATAATCTCAGCCGTGCGCGTCATCAGATTACCGCGTTCATCTCGCATCTGCTTACCATTCTCATCCATTACTGGTACTCTGTTTTGTGTGATCTGCGCAGCCCCGATACCATCATACTCCATCCAAGTACGTGCAATAGGATGGAAGATTTTAATCCGTGCCACCACGATGTATTCGTTTAACTCCCTTCGCTCGGATATGATGATAAATTGAACTAATCCACCGAAATCCTCACGTAGTTGATTCTCCACGAAGTCAATTGGTAGATACTCAGCCTTGCCATCAGGTGTTTTCTGCAAGGTCTTTGGGTCGGGCGGTGTTTGCAGCGTCTTATTGAACTGCTCTAGGCTTTGCATTAAGCCCGTGTCGATTGTTGTGGGTAGGTTTTTCATATCTTTTTTTATTTGTTATTTACTAAATACTTTTTCTCTGTCTTTAATGCTCCAAACATTAGCCCAAACCCAGTTCCATGTTTCGTCATCAGGAAGGTCTTTTTTGTGCGCTTCTTCAATAGCCTGTATTGCTTCTTCTTTGGTGTCATAGTCACCAATAAAATCATCCATACCGCCAGCTGGGTAATAATTGTATCCGTAAAACGCTAAGTAGTTTTTCATAGTTCTCTGTTTTAATTTCAGCAAATATAGCAAAAAATTATTTAAACAAATATTTGGATATTAATTTTTTTTGCCGTAGTATTGCAGTATCGTTCTTTTCAACACATCATCATGGGAACGGTCAGGGCTTTACCGCCTTGGCCGTTTAATTCAGTTACTTAATAATCTAAATATGCAAATTAAAGGAAAAATCACGCGACTATTCGCAGCGCAGCAAGTGACGGACAAGTTCCGTAACCGTAAAGTATGGCTGCAAGAAACCGAAGGGCAGTACCCTAACACCTTCGAGGTGGAGTTTACGCAAGACAAATGCGAACTACTCAACCCATTCAAAGAGGGTGACATCGTAACTATCGACATCAACCTTCGTGGACGCTATTGGAGCAAGAACGACAAAGAAGGCGTCATGACATCGCTCAACGGATGGAAGATTAACCACGATGTTGAGGTGCAGGACGCTGAGGTGATGAACGACAACAAAGAAGACCTGCCTTGGTAATGCCACTACAACCGCAAACCGAAGGAACGGCACAGGTGTTTAAGGACATCGTGCAAGGCTGCAAGAAGAAAGGCGTTAGCCTCTCACAAATGTGCCGTGACCTTAACATTCCTTACCATCAGGTCAACAAGTTTAAGAAAGGCTCGAAGGACTTGGATTTGATTATGCTTATCAATAAGTACATCAATGACCCTGCCTGAGTTTAACAAGATCATGACAGAACGGAAGCGATTAGAACATCCTTCCGTTCCTGCTCATGCTATACCTGCTGCGAAGTTTAAGGAGACATCTACCAACGAACTAACCAAAGCTGTCATTGCGTACTTGCAATACCATAACGCACAGGCCGAACGTATATCAGTTGAAGGGAGAGTGATTGAAATCAAACGCAAGACAACTGACATCTTCGGCAACCGAATGATACGTGAGCAGAAACGCATACCATCATCAGGTAAGAAAGGCTCTGCCGATATATCATGCACGTTCCCTGTGACCATCAACGGTGTGCGTGTTGGCATCGCGTTAAAGATTGAAATCAAATACGGCAAGGACAAACAAAGCAACCATCAGAAACAATACCAACAAGCCATTCAACAAGCCGATGGGCTATACTTCATCGTGAAGAAGTTCAGTGATATTGTTGAGGTGGTGGATATTATTAAGAATAAGTTTACCACAGAGGATGCCTAATATGCCGCAAGGAGAGCATTCCCGAACCAGTGAAAATGACGTTAGGCGATAACTGGTCTTCGGTGGTAAATTATTTAAAATGGAAGTTCCCATGACCAACCCACTCTACCTACACTTCGGTAAGTACACAGGCGTTCATCTTTCGATGATACCACTTGACTACCTTAAACTGATTCGCAACTCGAAAGCACTCAAACCGCAGCAACGGGAGTGGATTAATAAACTAAAGCTATGAGAAAGAAAAAACTAATTCAAATTGTAGCAACATTTGTTGCGGTATTTTTTATTTGGAATACCATTGCTTACCTGATGGTTTCATTTGTTACACTAACATTTTCACCAGCAGATTGGACAGAAGATCAAAGGATAGGGTTTATTGGTTTTGGATGTATAATAGGTCTGATTGAATCAATGCTTTTATCCGCATGGGTAGCAGAAGAATAAAAAAAACTATCAAAACTTGCAAATCCAACAAGTTTTGCTAATTTAGCAGCCTCCCCACCTAGCGGGTTTCTTCTCTGTTCTTTTCTTCCCGCTAGGACTGGGGTTACTTGAAATCATTCGCACATTGCCCGTGCTGAACAATTATACTAAAGCCTCAACAGGCGAGCGTGTAGGGCAATTGCACGTTCAAATGTTGGGGCTTAACTTTTTATACTATGGCAAAAGACGCTTACTGGTTCAAGCACGATTCAACATCAGGTAGAGGCACACGAATGATGCGCCTACAAAAAAAATTCGACCATTGGGGCAAAGGCATTTATTGGGATGTTATCGAGGTGCTGAGGGAACAGGATGACTATTCATTCCCTACCGACGATGACAGTCTAAGCCTTTTATGTGAACTAATAAGGTGTTCTGATTATCAGCGTTTTATAGATTGGTTCAACTACTGTGTTGAGATAGGGCTATTTGATACCTTCGAGGGGGTCTTTTACTCCCCTGTTTTATCCTCAAACATGGGGGGGTGGGAAAAGCAAAAGCTCAATGGTAGCAAGGGTGGGAGACCCCAAAAACCCAACTCGAAAACCCAAACTGAAAACCCAACCATAAAACCCAACTCAGAAACCCAACCGAAAACCATAAGAGAAGATAAGATAAGAGAAGATAAGAGGGGGTTAGCACCCCAACCCCACCCCTTTGAGGGGTCACCCTATTTTGATAAGGGGGTCTTTGTGTCTAAACTTGAATCATGGCCAAAGGATAAAATTGAATATTACTATCAGGCATTGGTCGAATGGTCACAACAAGGAAACACGTACAAAGATTGGGTGGCTGCTGCAACATCATGGGCAAGACGCGACGAAGCGCGTGGTATTCTGTGGTCTGACAAAAAGAAAAATAAGAACATAGGCAACGGAATGTTAGATTCTTACAACTGAAAACATGAATTTTTTCACCGTACAGGATAAAATCAAAGAGTTAAACCAACTCTATGAGAAAGGCTTTGAAAAAGGCGAAAGCATCGGGTGGACATCCGTTGACAAAATCATGAGCTTGAAGAAAGGCTTTCCAGTATTCGTTGCAGGTGCACCACACTCAGGTAAATCTGAGGTTATACTTGAGGCTATGGTGCTGCTATCGCTAAAAAATAAATGGAAATGGTTTGTGTACATGGGTGAATCAGGCTCTGTGGCTGAGTTAATCGCTGAGATATGCTACAAGCTAGTTGGGAAACCATACGCAAAGCGTGAGATTCATGGAAAATTGGTCAGTATGTCACAAGCTGAGAAGACATGGGCTGAACAGGTAGTGTCTGAATACTTCTACATCCTCGATACCGAGGACATGGATAGTTCCGTGAAGGATTTCAAGGCTAAGGACTTCTACAAATACGCCCAAGAAGCAGAACAACAATTCGGAATAAAGTTCGACGGAACACTTATCGACCCGTGGAACGATGTTGTAAACGAAACACCCGAATACGGAGGCCGTGAGGATTTGTGGTTAGCCGACGCGCTTAAAATCGTGAGGCGAGATGCAAAGAAAAACCAAAGGTTAAACATTGTCATCAACCACATCAGCGACATCAAGCCACAGATTGATAAAGATTCAGGTCGAAGGTATTACCCACCCGCTTTGCCTAGCGAATGGGCAGGAGGTCGGACGTGGTGGAGAAGGGCCTACCTGATGATACTTGTTTACAGACCGCCAGTATTCCTGAACGATGAAAACGGAATCCCACACGCTGAGAACGTTTCCCATCTGATTGTTCAAAAGGCTAAACCCAAAGGCATAGCCACGCTTGGCATGGCAAAACTTTATTGGGATTGGAAGACAAACCGATACTACGAAGACAGGGAGTTAACTATTACCCCTTTTAATCCAAAGTCCAAAGAAATTAAACAGAATTTTAACTTTGATTCTATTAGCGATGAAGATAACACTCCTTTCTGAACTGAATATGCACGGTCATGATGAGCAGGAAAACCTCATCATGTTATCCAAAGCAGCATTCCTATACGCTGATTTCATACAAGTTGTGTATGAAATGAGAACAAAACACCCCGATAAGGATTTCTCAAGCCAATTGGAACGCGCAAAGGCTGTCGGAGAATTAGTGCTGTATATCAACTCTTTACACGCTCAAATGAATCATTGGAAGCAACAATTCATTTTAAGCCAATCTGAGCTAATAAAAGTGGAGCAGGCATGGTTAGATACGGCAAAGGAATTTGAATCGCTTAAATCGGCTGAAAAGTGGTAAAAACGACCCCTCCGCAGGTATATCTGCATAAGGTCTATAAAGACCTGCGCGGAAAGGCATGGAAAGTTCATGCAGTTACTCACCAAAAAATCAAGGATAAACCACCTATTGTTATCCATTTGGTTTGTGAAAATGAGAATGTGAACGTGTCGATTGATGTTTTTTTGAAAAAAATTCATCAAGGCAGTTTGATATACTCACACCAAGAACCACGCGGACTTTATGACGTTAAACGGCTCAAAGATTTGCCCGATGAGTTTATTTATTTTTGGTCATGTCTTGCATTTGAATGAAAAATCACCTTACCTTTACGCACATGGAATACCTCTTAGCACTTAACTTGGCAGCACTCGCATGGTTTATTACCCATGCAGAGCCTTTGCAGAACGCTTTGGACAACACCGCCATCGTGCTTAAGACGTGGTACGCCTCCATTGAACCCGAATGGTATCACCAAGTGCTTGCATTCATCGGTGATGCCATGTACATCATCCTAGGATGTTGGATGTGCCTGACCTTATGGCTCACATTTGCCGTTACAGGTGACTTCATGATGTCATGCCTTGCTTCACTAACCGTATCACTCATACCTGATGACCAACGCTGAAAGGAAATTTGCGGATGAGAACAGAGGCGCACATGATAAGTCAACGTGCAAGATGCTTCAACGCATCCGTGAACGTGCAACGGGAGTGTCTGAGGGCTTACTGTGCCATTGTAAGCGTTCGTCGCGGAAAATTTACGTCACCAATTGGTACGAATGGTATGACCAGCAACCTCGATGAATATTTCACAAATAACTATAACCTGCTTGTAAGTATCGCAAGAGGTATCATATACCGTTGTGGTCGTAAATATGAACCCGAAACAGTTGTGTCAAACGCATACGTGTTCATGCGCGAAAGCTATACACACCTTGAAAGCCATTTGGATATGCAGAAAATGGCCATACACTTTATCAAAACAACCATTGAACGCAATGGCAGCCAAATGAACTACCAACACCGCAAGGCCGTTGAGTTAGTGTTTACCGACACATACCACGATGTGCCACAGGATGAGGATGACAGGGAGTTATACAATGCCATTGATGACTACATGGCTAATGAGCAGAACCTAATCAACAGGATCGTGGCAGAAGTGTATATCGATAAGGGTATCAGAACCGTTCGAGACTTTGCTGCACACTTCAAAATAAGCACCAAGGCAGCACGGGAGTATATCGACAATCTAAAACTAGGAATATGCAAAGAATTAGACTTAAAAAGGAATACGAAGGACTAATCGTCTCACGAGTTAAGGCAGGGGTAGGAACTATCACCTTCGATTCAACACGTGTACCTGAGGAGAAATATATCAATTTCGTTGATTTGTTTCCTGACCTGTTTGAAGTGGAGCAGGAAGCGGCACAACTATTGTTCCCAAAAGAATCAAAACCTAAAACCAAAAAGAAAAAATGAAAGCAGTAACCTTAATCATCGCAGTTGTCGTATTAGTATCATGCGAACAACCAAACGTGGAATTATCGTCTGAACAAAAACAGGCGTGTGACAGTTTAGCTATTATTCAGCAGAAACTTGACAGCCTTAAAGCTACAAGATAATGACCGAGGAAGATTTTGACCGTGTATTAGATGCCCTAAGCCAAACGCATAAGGGGTATCATCACGTATGTAGCGATTTGAACTTACCAGTTCATCAATTTGAGTACGCTCTGAATGATAAAACTAGGTATGGCAAATACGTGCGCGCGCGGGAGAAACAACTGAACTACCTCGAAGGTTTATTGTTAAAAGTTTCGTTTGAGGATGAGGATGACGAAAAACCATTCGTCGGCGCAAACCATGTGAACCGTGACAGACTGAAAGTTGATACGTTAAAATTCGTGTTATCTAAGCTCAGAACGCAAGTATGGGGCGACCGCATCGAGGTAACGCATAAAGAAGAACCTAGAATATTCAATGTGAACTATGGCGTTCCAAATGACAACAGCAGTACGGAAGATGCTGCAAATGAAGGGCAATAAAAAAGTAGTTCAAGGCTCAACAAGTTCGGGGAAGACATACGGTATCATTCCAATCGCCATTGATAAGTGTATCGCGGAGACTAGATTTAAAGCAACGGTAACTGCTGAGACCTTACCCGCTTTGAAGGATGGTGCTATTGACATTTTCAAAAACTTTATGTCGGATGAGAAACGTTGGAACGACCACCAATGGAACGCAACCGATTTGATTTATACGTTCCGCAACGGCTCACGATTGCAGTTTAAATCATTCGATTCAGTCGGTAAAGCTAAGGCAGCAGGTAAACGCGATTTACTATTCATCAACGAGGCTAACCATGTGCCTTATGGAATTGCCGATGCGTTAATCATTCGTAGCAATGAGATATGGCTAGACTTCAACGCGGACATGGAATTTTGGGCGCACACGGAAATACTCACGCAGCCCGATGCGTCATTCTTAAAATTAACTTATAGGGATAACGAGTGCATACCTGACGCGGTGTATCAGAATTTAATGGTGAGAAAGGAGAAAGCTGAGGCAGAGGATAAGTCAGGCAATCGAGGATATTGGTGGAACTGGTGGCAGGTGTACGGACTAGGAGAAATCGGGTCGTTACAAGAAGCAGTTTATTCACGGTGGGAAATCCTCAAACGTAAACCTTCGAAGTTTACACAATTCGTTTATGGCCTTGACTTCGGGTATCAACATCCGACCGCGCTCGTTAAGGTATGGTTCCATGAGGACGAATTATTTATCGAGGAAGTGCTATACATGACAGGATTAACATCAGGTCAGTTGATTGAGCAGATGAATAAACGCGGAGTAGATAAGACCGTCGAAATAATTGCCGACTACGCCAGACCTGAAATGATTGCCGACCTTCAAGATGCGGGGTTCTATGTATTGAATGCAGATAAGTCAGTAGAGAAAGGCATCAACTTTATCAATGAGCAAAAGGTATTTGTCCATCATGAGGCGGTTAACGTGCAAACGGAAAATAGAAAATACAAACGCAAGGTTATTAACGGTGTTATCACAGACCAAGTGAGTAAGAAGGATGATGACGCAATGGATGCCATACGTTATGCAGGTACTTATATCAAGGATAACTATACAAGAGGGTCGGGGTACATGGTAATGTGATTTTACA